ACCGCATTACCAAATGCAAGACAAGGTTCTGACCCTACATCTATCGCTTGGTATTTAGAAAAATATCAATCACCAACATCTCCTTGGGTTGTTTCTGAGTTACGTGGTAACAAAGTTTATAACTTATTCAAATTTATAACAATCGCCGATGGTGATGCTGCTAATACAGAAGTTAAAATTTCTATAGCAAACATTTCTTTTGGAAACCAAACATTTGATGTAATAGTTCGTGATTTCTTTGATTCTGACGCTTCTCCGTCTGTGATAGAGAAATTTACAAATTGTTCTATGAATCCAAATGAAAATAATTTCGTAGCTAAGAAGATTGGTACTTCTGATGGGGAGTATGCATTGAATTCTAAATATATAATGTTGGAACTCAATCTTGATGCACCTATCGACGCATTACCTTGTGGTTTCTTAGGTTATAATATGAGAGAATACGCTGGTGTTAGACCTCCATTCCCAATTTATAAAACTAAGTATGACTTCCCAGGTGAGGTTGTTTATAACCCTCCATTTGGTTTAGCATCCGGTGCGGATGACGCTATAAGAAGTAGTGGTGATAACGTTAGAAGAACATACTTAGGTATTTCCGACACAATAGGATATGATGTGGATTTCTACGGATATAAAGGTAAACAACTTCCACTTGATGTTTGTACAGACGTAAGTGGGGATGATTGGTTCTATAGAACAAGAGGATTCCATATGGATATAAACGCAAGTGCTATTACTATTCCAAGTGTTTATACCACAAGTGGTACACCTGAATTTTATGTTGGTTCAGCAGAATTCACAAGTGACCCACAAGACGAAACAAATCCATATTATAGATTATTCGCTCGTAAATTCTCCTTATTATGTGCAGGAGGATTCGACGGATGGGATATATATCGTGAATACAGAACTAACGCTGACAGATTCGTGTTAGGAAGAACAGGTTACTTAAAAGGAGCTTGTCCTTCTATCAGATATCCGTCCGCTACAGGTTGGGGAGCTTTCAAACAGATTACCGTAGGTGATAATACTCAAGATTGGGCAAACACAGATTATTACGCATACCTTTTAGGTATGAGAACTTTCTCAAACCCTGAGGCTGTGAATATCAATGTATTTGTTTCACCTGGTATTGACTATGTTAATAACTCAAATCTTGTAGAAGAAGCAATCGATATGATTGAGAATGATAGAGCAGATTCATTATACATAACAACTACCCCTGACTACAATATGTTTGTGGCACAAACTGGTGACCAAACAGATTTGATTTATCCTCAGGAAGCTGTTGATAATCTTGAAAACGCTGGTTTAGACTCTAACTACACTTGTACTTATTATCCTTGGGTTCTAACTCGTGATACCGTAAACAATACACAAATCTATATTCCAGCAACCGCTGAAGTCACAAGAAACTTAGCATTAACTGATAATATAGCTTTCCCTTGGTTCGCAGCGGCGGGTTATACTCGTGGTATTGTGAATTCAATCAAAGCAAGAAAGAAGTTAACTCAAGAAGATAGAGATACACTTTATAAAGGAAGACTTAACCCAATTGCAACCTTCTCTGATGTTGGTACCGTAATTTGGGGTAACAAAACTCTTCAAGTTAGAGAAAGTGCACTTGATAGAATCAATGTGAGAAGACTCTTACTTCAAGCTCGTAAATTAATATCGGCAGTTTCTGTTAGATTATTGTTTGAACAAAACGACGCTAAAGTACGTCAAGACTTCTTAGATGCGGTTAATCCTATCTTAGATGCTATCAGAAGAGATAGAGGTTTATACGATTTCCGTGTTACCGTATCTTCTGACCCAGCTGATTTAGACAGAAATCAATTGACAGGTAAGATTTATATCAAACCAACTAAATCATTAGAGTTTATTGATATCACGTTCTACATCACTCCTACAGGAGCATCTTTCGAAAACATCTAAACAAAATAAAAGGTGGGGGATAAAAACCCCACCAATTTTTTTATGAAAAAAAACTTAAAAGAAGGAATTTCAGAAACAGGTACCCCCGATATGAAGTATTATGCTTTCGATTGGGACGACAATGTAATGAGAATGCCAACTCAAATTGTTCTGAAAGATGATAGAGGAGAGGAAGTTGGTATGTCAACTGAAGATTTTGCGGAATACAGAACAAAAATTGGTAAAGAACCTTTCGCTTACGAAGGAAAGACAATTGTAGGTTTGGCGGACGACGCTTTTAGGAATTTTACAATCAAGGGTGACAAACAATTTTTGATTGATTCTATGAGAGCATCCACAGGACCAGCTTGGAACGATTTTGTAGAAGCAATTAATGGTGGTTCAATATTTTCTATAATAACAGCAAGAGGTCATACACCCAATATCCTAAAAGAAGGTGTTTACAATTTGATTGTTACAAACAAAGATGGTATCAATCAAGATGAATTAGTTAAAAATCTAAGAAAATATAGAGAGATAACCAATGAAGAAGACAAATCAAAA